GAGAGAGCGGTGGCAATTTATCTCTAGGTTATATCGACCCATCAGATGTCGAGGCGAAGCATCTGAAACAGATGCAAGATGATTTTTATAACTCTAATTATCCGGCAAGTTCAGCCCAATGGATACAGGGTAATATTGACAAACGCTTTAAGGTTGGCGATCAGCAATTATCTAGCCAGCTCTATGGCAATAATTCTAACAATTATCAAAAATTCTTTTTCAACTTGATTAGACGGCATATCAATATGATATGTGGTTATCAAAGAAAGAATCGTAAAACTACCATTACAATTCCGACCCAAGAAGACAGCGACCCTACAGCCGACGATTACAATAAAGTTATGCGCTGGGTTGATGATAGAGATGGGTTTCAAGAATACTTATCACAGGCCTTTGAGGGTGCTGTTGATACGGGAGAAAATCTATTACATTTGTATCCCGATTATACTTTTGATCCAATTTCCGGCGATCTTTTTACTGACAACGTAGCTCAATGCAATTATTTGATTGATCAATTTACACGTAAGCAAGACTTAAGTGACTGTAACGGGATATGGCGTAGACGTTGGACATCTAAAACAATTTCAAAAACGCTGCTTCCCGGTTATTCAAAAGAAATCAATAAAATGAAAACCAGCGGGATGAAAGATGGTCGTTTTCCACTTCAAGCAGAGTTACAAAATCTCGCTATTAATAACCTCTTCACATATGACGAGTTTTACTATCGCACGACCAGAAGAGGAAAGATCATACTTGATCCTGTTTCCGGCGAGACAGTAGAATGGGAAGAGGACGAAACAGATGCCGAGGATATGCTAGAACAAGTAATGCGTCAGCAACCGTGGTTAAAAGTTCAAGAAATAGATATACCAACCGTTAAGCTCGTTATTAGTCTTGGCGGTAAAATGGTTTATCATGGCAAAAATTTACTTGGTATTGATCCATATCCATTTGTACCGGCGCAATGTTACGTAGAGCAAGACATTCAGTCGGCAGTGTGGAGGAAACAGGGCGTCATTAGAGGCTTGAGAGATGCACAATTCCTTTACAATATGCGTAAAGTTATTGAGCTACAAATACTACAAAGTTCTTTAAATGCTGGTTGGATTTATCCTGTCGATGTGGTTACGGATACTAAAGCTTTCCGACAATCTAGCGGTGGCGATGGTTTCTTAGTTCCCCTTAAAGCTGGACATTTACCAAGTGAGATTCAGCGTATTGAGCCTGTTGCTATCCCTCAATCATTGCTTGAGCTATCTAATAGCTTAGCGGAAGATATAACTAAAATAAGCGGTGTTAATGAAGAGTTACTCGGATCAGCCACTGATGACAAGAGTGGTATTTTATCCATGCTTAGACAAGGGGCAGGACTTACCACTTTACAGACCATCTTTGACAAATTGGACTATACCCAGCGTTTATATGGAAAGATACGTCTCCAAGCTATACGTAAAAACTTTAGCAAAGGTAAAATACGTAACATCCTTGGCCATGAAGCTGATCCAAGGTTCTTTACAAGCCACAGCCAGAAATACGGGGTTGCTGTCGAAGAGGGTAATTATAGTACTTCGCAAAGACAGATGGAATTACAACAGCTCCTTCATTTTAAAGAACTGGGTATGGGCATTGCTGATAAATCCATCCTCCGGGCTGCTTTTATCACCAACAAGCGTCAAGTTATTGCCGATATGGAAGAGCAATCACAACAGCAACAGCAACAAGAACAAGCCCAAGCTCAGCAACAAGAGAAGATGGATAATGCCAAGATTATGTCTCTTTTTGCTAAATCTAAAGCTGATATGGCGAAAGAACAAGACTTACAGGCGTCTACGCAAGAACGATTTGCCAAGATAGAAGACCTGTTCGCTAGTGCCGAACATAAGCAAAGCCAAGCAGATCTAGAACAAGTTAAAGTAATGATTGAGCTTGAGGATATGGACTTAGCTAATTTCCGAACCAGTCTAGAGCTTGCCGAGTATATTAAGAGCGTTAATAAGGCCTCTCAACAAGCACCGGCCATGGCTGGATAAGGAGATACAATGAAAAAAGATATTAAAAAACCAAAAGAACAAGAAAAGAAAAAGAAATAAGCCTAACGGCTATTGGAGTTACTATGGAAAAATCTAAAGGCGGAATGCCTCGTTTCAATGCTGAGCATTGGGAAAAGAAAATGGGAAACGTCAATGTTTCTGATGGCCGGTATTCGTCAGAGATGAACCAAGCAGAAGATTATAAAGCTTCTGTAGATAAATTATCAGCTTATGTTAAAAGTCATAAAGCCGAACATTAAACGAGAGGTTAGCCTCCCGGCGGAGGTTAAAAACTCCGCACTTAATTTATATTTTTTAAAAGGAAAGTCATGGTTAAACACAATCCAGATTACTCAAAGAATAAAACATCCGATCTTATAAAAAAGGGTTCGGGAATGGCTATTCCAGGTCGCCAATGGGAAAAGAATATGAATCTAACACCATCCGGTGCGCCAACATCAACAGGGGCATTTAATCCTATGTCTCCAAAAAATAGACCTTGTACACATGTTAAGACAAATGAGTGTGACTATTGATTAAGAACATAATTAATTTTTTCTTTCCTCCACAAGAAGAGTTTTTTGAGTTTTATGAAAATAGACATTATTCTAATAAAGAATTACTGGGTATTTTAGAAAACGAGGAGTTAACTGTGGGTCAAGGCAATGTGGTAATTCTAACACTATTAAAAAGACTTGACCAAAACGTAAATCCAAATTCATATTATGAGTGATTTTGAAAAATTATATAAAGATGGCGTTGATACTGAGAGAGTGGTTTCGATAGAAAAGGACTATTCGGTGAAAAGTATTACTAATATTTCATTACCACCAGAGATAGAAAAAATACTGGTGGATTCATTTAAAAAAGAATTGGAAGAAATTAATGAGCCAAAGAGTAACAGCCGGCGAACTGTCAAAAAAAGCACTAAGCGACACGACAAAATATGACGCATTAGAAGTCGGTCATGCGTTATCCGATACCATAGCAGTAGAGTTAAGAAAGGCTATTGAAAATTACCGTGACATCATTGATGAGCCGGAATTTTGTGTTGTCATGGTCATTGCTACTGACCCTCTAATTAAAAATCTAATGCGCCGTAAATTCTATTGCTGGCCTTATCTACCTAGTCCGCGTCCGAATCAATCGGTTTTTTTATACAATAAAGGGCTAGACAGAATAACCAAAAGGCTATGGGTATTACCCTCCGCTCAGGTAATGGCTGAGTTAGCAGGGACGTCAATAATAGTACACAAACGATACCAAACCATGCAGGCATGGAGCGTAGCCTTTTTTAAAAATACGTTTTGGGAATATGTTAGACACGATCAAAATATTGATATGCTATCTGAACATGAATATTTCTTAAAACATAGAGAAGAACTCATTCAAGCTGGCTGTAAGCCTCTGGACTCTACCTTTTCCCAGCCCTTTGATTTTGATAAAATCAACATCGAGAAGATCGTAGATACGCAACAAGCTGTTTTGAATTAATATTTTCTCTATTGTTTTTGGTAGGCAGAGAATAGAAATCGGCGCATCGCAACTCATTAAATCAATTGTCTTTTGATATTCATCTAATTTTTTTAAAACTTCTATCTTTATTTTTTCCCTTGTCATATCTTTAATTAAAGAATTATCTATAACATTCATAGGAGCTTCCATAATGACAATCCCTTTGCCTGAAGTTAAAATTGAGCCAACTATTACACAAGATAAAGTTGAAACAAATTTGACACAACAAATTGTTGACACACAACAAAATCAATCCGAACCAGAAAAGAGCGAAGACCCGAATTGGAAAGCATTTAGAGAGGCTAGGAAGAAAGACCGGTCGGAAATGGAAGCTGCACAAAAAAGAGCGCAAGAAAAGGAAGCTGAAGCACATGCTTTAAAAGCTGCTATGGATGCTATACTTAATAAAGGTCATGCTCCGCAACAAGTTCAATATGGTTATCCGGAAGAAGAAACGGAAGATCAGCGCATTGAAAAAAAGGTACAAGCAGCAATAATCCAACGAGAACAAGTAGCAGAGCAGGAAAGACAAAGACGAGAACAAAAAGAATATCCAAAAAGGCTTCAAGATCAATTCCCTGACTTTTTACAGATGATTTCGGAAGAGAATCAGGATTATCTAGTTTATCATTTTCCAGAAGTTGCCTCACCACTTAAACGGTTACCTGAAGGGTATGATAAATGGCATGATATTTACAAAGCTATCAAGAAATTTATACCCAATCAGAATGCTAGACGTGACGCATTAAGAGCAGATAATAATTTGAATAAGCCTAAATCAATTTCCTCTACTGGGTTAACACAGACAGGGGATACATCGAATGCAACGCAATTGACAAAAGACCGAAAAGCAGCAAATTGGGAGCGCATGGAGAAGATGCGAAAAGGGATTAGCTAATAGAAGTTAATTGATATTAAATATTTGAATTGATAAATTAGGACTAGCGTTATTTTTGGGCTTCGCTAGTCCTTTTCGTTTTTAGGCTGCATGTACGCTTCGCCAACGTAAGACTGATTAATTGGTATTCGTCAACCAACGAAACATTATTCACTTACAAAGCGAGGCTATCATGTCCTTTCCGACTGGTATCACTAATATGAACAATATGGCTCCCGAATTGCCTGTACAGGCTGCGGAAGACTTATTGTCAACTCCTATGTTCAACCTCATCCACTCATTGGGTGTTGACCTACACCATGCCGAATCATACGTCGGTAAAACTACTAGAATGTCACGATTTGAGCGTCTATCTACTGATGGCGGTCAACTTGACGGTTCCGGTATTGATCCAGCTAGCGAAGTTCCTACCCGTACAGATATAGACGCGACAATGGAAATCTATGCTAAATCCGTTACGACTAACGAACAAGTCATTCTTTACGAGAACAGCAAGACGCTTACAAAGTTTACTGCTTTACTTGGCCAGTGGCTACGTGAAAAAGAAGACTTGCTTATGCGTGATCTTTTCTCTTCAAGCGTTTCCTATATCAACGCAACTGGTGGCTTGAATGGCGACCAACCAAGTAATATCAGTTTGAATGATGTGAACAACATCGAAAACATCCTACTTGGCAATGACGCTCGTTCAATGCTAACTAATTTAGAAGCTACTAGAGAAATCGGTACTGCTGGCGTTCGTGACGCATTTATTGCGCTTGCTAGTACCAATCTATCTTCTGACCTTCAAAGAGTACAAGGGGTGCAACTTAAAAACTCATACCCAACTCAAGAAGGACTTAGACCAGAAGAATATTGCTCCATATCTCGCTTTCGTTTCTTTGTTTCTTCTAAAGCTGCAAAGACTCCTGGGATTTCCATGCTTGGTCGCACAGTCTACACCATCCCTATGTATGGTCTAGAAGCTGCCGCCAAGATCGAGCAAAACAATTACACAGCCGTTATCGGTTATCGTCCGCCTTGGGTTGTTTCATCTGTTGCGCAAAACAGCCAATTGTATGCGAAGTTTGCTATCGCTAGAGCGATTACAAACCAAAACTGGATCTCTGGACTGAATGTAACAACATTCCAACCATCATAAGGAGACAACATGGCGTTTACTATTTTAACAGGTGGTTCATTCACCTCAACAGGTGCTGGCGTTAAAGTTAACCTACCAAGCTCGGCTGATTATTTTAAGACTTGGAATATTACACAACTTACAGCTTCAAACCCAAATACCGTTACTAACGGCCAATGGTTTGGATCTAAATTCGGAACAGGCGCATCGGCATCCGGACTTGGCATTAAAACAGTTAAGACAACAGCAATGTTGGATTCTGCTTTTTCTGCAGGTACTGGATTTACTTATGTAACAACATCTCCAACTGTTGAAGCACAAGCAGCCAATGCTATTACGTCTATTACTGCCGCTTCTCCTGCTGTAGTCACTCAAACAAATACCTACTCGGATAATGATGTAGTTTATTTGTATTCGACAACAGGAATGCTTCAAATTGCTGGTATGCCTTTCCAAATTTCAAGCAGTTCGGGTTCAGGTTATACATTGACAGGGTTAAGAGCCGCTGGTTTTGCTGCTGCAGGAACAGCCGGTTTTACTCGTAGAGTATCCCAATTCAATGCGGTAGAACCTGAATTTCTCTATATCACAGAGATTACACAGGCGACACAAGCTGTTGTTAGAACATCTGTTGATCCAACAAACCATTATGTTGTTGGTATGAAGATTCACTTTAGCATTCCTTATTCATTTGGAATGACTCAGATGAATCAATTGACAGGTAAAATATTGGCAGTATCAGCCGCTAACTACACAGTTACCGTTGATATTGATTCAACAGCTTTCACAGCGTTTGCCTTCCCAGCCTCAACAGCAAGCCCAACAGCTCAACTATTTGCTACTTATGCGCCTGCAGGTGCTAGCACACAGTATGATCCTGTAACACTTGTCCAAACAGGCTATGACTTCCAAAAGCAACCATTTAGAAATGGACAATTTACCCCATATCTATTCTTAGCAGGTGGCGCACAGTCTCCAGCTGGTGCTGCTTCGGATGTCATCAATTGGATTGCTTACAAGCTAGAAAATTAGACCTCCTATGGTTAAGCGAGGGGGTGAGATTCCCCCCACCCCGTTCTCCATTCTCCCGTAAGGGAGGGTGGTTTTATTAAACTAAAGGGTTCAATGACAGCCAATAACGCTAATGTTTACTTACCGGGTACTATAGCTATTCCAAGTTCGCTAAACATCACAGCGATTACACAAGACTACCCAATGGTTTGTACTATCGTTGTTAACTCTGTTACCGAATCAAATACATATATAGCCGGTCAAGTAGTCCGTTTATTTGTCCCTTATACCTATGGAATGTTTCAGGCTAATGGCCTTCAAGGAAAGATTCTATCGGTATCAGGATCAAATATTAGCCTAGATATTGATTCAAGAAACTTTGATGTCTTCGCAATCCCTGCTTCCAATGCAGAACAACCGGCAAGTCTAGCCCCTTGCGGAAGCCAAAACTTAGAATATAGCAATTTGACCGACAGTGTCGGTTTTCAATCACTAAACAATAGAGGTAACTAGTGTCAAACTTATTAATGTCAACAGCCGGCGGCGAGCTTCATGGCTTAGTAAATACTTTAACAAACAGCGTTCCGTTTGACGACTTTAAGACAATGAAGCCAGAAAACAAGGCAAGTCTTGAGAAAGAGAAGAAAAACGACGCCAAGATTGTTAAAGCAGAATACCTAAATTCTAGAGGTCGACATGAGCGTTTAACAAAGCCTTATTGCAGATATGCAGGTGACCCAATTCAAATTTGGCATCTAATCCCCGGCAAGACTTACGAACTCCCATTAGGTTTTATCAATGAAGTTAACGACAAGTCAAAACACATGAAAAAGCGTAGCGGTTTGGTCAGTGTTGATGGTACTTCCGTTAGAAAAGATGAGGCTCCTCTTGATAAAGATGAAGACGGTGAGTGGCTCCATAAATTGGTTCCAGTAGGTTTCTAGTCATCAAATGGAGTAAATAATGGTAGCTGTTAAACCCTCACTTTCGACCTATGCACAGATTGAAAAAAAGGTAAGAAGGCTTACTGCGTCTTCAAGTAATAGCACTTTGACTTCCGATGACATCGGTGAATATGTAAATTGTTACTACATGAATGACTT